TAAAAATATTGCTGTTCTTGCCAACAAAGCAGAACTGGCTAGAGAACTCCTTGACCGTATCAAGAAAGCATACGAGCATTTACCGCTATGGTTACAGCAGGGTATTCTCACTTGGAACAAGGGTTCTATCGAAGTAGAGAATGGGTCAAAAATTCTCGCTACATCGACTACAGGTTCTGCTGCTCGTGGTCAATCTTTCTCGCTTGTCTTTCTAGATGAGTTTGCATTCGTTCAACATGGTATTGCTGATGAGTTCTTCAAGTCAGTCTATCCTACGATTTCATCTGGTACAGAAACCAAAATGATTATCGTGTCTACACCAAAAGGCATGAATCACTTCTATAAGATGTGGGTAGAAGCAGAAGAGGAACGCAGCAACTTCATTCCACTTGCTGTGAACTGGTGGGAGACACCAGGGCGTGATGATGATTGGAAAGTGCAGCAGATTGCTAACACAAGCGAGGAATCTTTTGACCAGGAGTTTGCTTGTAACTTCTTAGGCACGTCTAATACTCTCATCAACGCTAACACACTTCGCAACCTAGCATTCATTCGCCCTATGTTTCAGAAACAGGGCTTTGACCAGTATGAAGAGATACAACAGGGTCATGAGTATGTAATCGTCGTTGATACTGCAAGGGGTGTAGGTGGTGACTATTCAGCATTTGTTGTCATCGATGTAAGCGATATACCATATCGTGTGGTTGCCAAGTACAGAGACAAGAATATCTCACCATTGATTTATCCAGAACTTATCTACAATGTTGCTAACAATTTCAATAAAGCATTTGTATTGGTAGAGATCAACGATATTGGTGAGCAGATTTCGAATATTTTATATCGTGACCTTGAGTATGAAAATCTATTCATCACTGCTATGAAAGGTAGGGCAGGGCAAAGAATTGGTGGTGGTTTTGGTAAGAATACACAACTTGGTGTCCGAACAACTAAACAGGTCAAAAGGATTGGTTGCTCTACTCTCAAGGATTTGGTAGAGGATCAAAAGATTATTATTGAGGACTTTGATGTTATCGAAGAACTATCAAACTTCATTTCAAAGAAAGAGTCATACGAAGCTGACGAAGGGCATCATGACGACTTGGTAATGTGTCTTGTATTGTTTGGTTGGCTCATTCGTCAAGAGTATTTTAAAGATCTGACTAATTCTGATATTCGTCAAAAATATCTTGCCGATAAAGAAGAATTATTGGATGAAGAGATGCTACCATTCGGTTTCTATGATGACGGCATTGACGATAGACCACAGGTAGAGCGAGTGGACCACTATTCACTAGATGACTTACGAGGGTTCTATGACTAGTCCGACCAAGGATTAATAATCGTCGCTGACTCTTTTTTACGCTTCATGGACTCACTAATTTTTTTCTTTGTCTTTTCGCTATGCACCTTCCCACGATGACTAGCACTCATTTTCTGTTTTGTTTCATCAGAAAACTTGCGACCTAATCTCGCTTGACGTATTTTATCTTTGGTTTCTTTGCTATGTTCCATGTCATTATTTAGTCTAATTAACTAAGTAAATTAGTTATTTTATAAATAAAAACGAATTGATACGTTCGTTTCTTCAACATAAGGAGTAAAGAAATGCCTTTCCAAGTATCTCCAGGCGTGAATGTAAGTGAGATTGATCTCACAACTATTGTTCCTGCCGTACAAACAACGGGTGCCGGTATTGCTGGTCATTTTCGTTGGGGTCCAACTGACCAAATCGTCTTAGTAACAGATGAAAACTCATTGGTCAATAATTTTCAAACACCAGATGCTAATACTGCTGATGACTTCTTCACAGCATCAAACTTCCTAGCATACTCAAATGCTCTACAGGTTGTTCGTGTTGTTGAGCCAAGCGACAGTGGTTCAGATACTACTGCTGCTCGTAATGCTACAGCAAATTCTGGTAACACAATTAATACCGTCATCAAAAATGATGATGACTATGATAGCAATTATTCATCAGGTATTTCAGGTGTTGGTGACTGGGTTGCTAAGTATCCAGGCGAACTCGGTAACTCACTAGAAATTTCTGTCTGCCCATCATCGGGTGCATGGGAATCAACTCTATCTGCTAACCTAGTTTTCACTGCTGGTAGCACAACAGTTCTAACCAAAGGTGCTAATACTTCATCAGATTTGACTACAGGTCCAAATATCGACTTGACAACTGCTGTTACTGTTGGTGATAGAATTGCTTTATCAACTTCTACTATCAACATTGGTGGAGATCTAAAAGTTTCTGCTGTTGCTGCTGGTTCAATCACACTAGAGACAGCACCAACTCGTCAGCAACTTGGTACAGCAGATGACAGCACCAAAGTTCAATCTGCTGCTGTCAATCGTCGTTGGGAACACTTCAACTTGTTTGATGCTGCTCCAGGCACTTCAACATATTCTACCACTGCTGGCGGTTCTGGCGATGAGATGCATATTGCTATTATCGACGAAGATGGCGAGTGGACTGGTGTTAAAAATCAAGTCATTGAACGCCATGCTGCTGTCTCAATGGCATCAGATGCTAAGACACCAGAAGGTAATTCAAACTACTATGTAAACGTCATTAACAATCGTTCTAACTACATCTGGTGGGCTGCTCATAATGCAAGCAACACTAATGCAGGTAGCAAAGCAACAGCAACATTTACTGGTGGGACAACTCCACAAAGCGTATCAATGGTAAATGGTCGTGATGGTCAGTCACCTAGCGATGCTGCTTATATCGACGGTTATGACAAGTTCAGTAACGCCGATGAAACAGATATCTCATTCATTCTCGGTGCTGCTGCTAATCAAACTCGTGCAGTCCATCTCATCAATAACATTGCTGAGAAGCGTTTGGATTGTATTGCTCTACTATCACCAGAACGTGCTGATGTTGTTGACAACGCACTATACTCTGGTAAGCAAGCAGAAGACATTGTTGCTTTCCGTAATACTCTCCCATCATCTTCATACGGTGTAATGGATAGTGGTTGGAAATATCAATATGATAAATTCAACGATGTATATCGCTATGTACCACTAAACGGTGATACAGGCGGCACTATGGTTCGCACAGATCAACAGCGTGACCCATGGTATTCACCAGCTGGTTTCAACCGTGGTAATATCAAGAATGTTATCAAACTTGCTTTCAATCCAAATAAAGCGGAGCGTGATGTTCTTTATAAGGCTGGTGTCAACCCAGTCGTATCATTCCCAGGTCAGGGTACAGTTCTATTTGGCGATAAGACACTTCTTGCCAAACCAAGCGCCTTTGACCGAATTAATGTCCGCAGACTCTTCATCGTCCTTGAGAAGTCAATTTCTATTGCTTCCAAGTTTACCTTGTTTGAGTTCAACGATGAGTTCACTCGTGCTAACTTCGTCAACCTAGTCGAACCATTCTTACGGGATGTTCAAGGTCGTCGTGGTATCACTGACTTCCGTGTTGTCTGTGACGAATCAAACAATACACCTGAAGTCACTGACCGTAATGAGTTCATTGGTGACATCTTTATCAAACCAGCCCGCTCAATCAACTTCATTCAACTAAACTTCGTCGCAGTTAGAACTGGCGTTGATTTTAGTGAAGTTGTTGGTCAGGTTTAATATAAATAATACAAAGATAAGGAGTCAAAAAAATGGCATTTAATATCACAGGGTTTCAAGGACAGTTAGCATTCGGCGGTGCCCGTGCTAACTTGTTCCAAGTAACCATCGACAACCCAGTTGATCGTGGTGCATTTATTAAAACATCATTTATGGTTAAAGCTGCACAAATTCCAGCGGCAACTCTTGGTGTTGCACCAGTTTCATATTTTGGTCGTGAGGTTAAACTTGCTGGTAATAGAACATTTGAAGATTGGACAGTTACAATCATCAACGACGAAGATTTTCTCGTTCGTGATGGTATGGAGCGTTGGTCTAATGCTATCAATGGTCTTGAAAGCAACCTACGATCACCTGCTCTTGCTACTACCTCTCAGTACAAGACAAATGCTACTGTAACACAGTTTGCTAAAACAGGTGCACCAATCCGCACTTACAACTTTGTCGGTATCTTCCCTACAACAGTCGCTGCTATTGACTTAGATTGGGGTACAAATGATGCTGTTGAAGAGTTCCAGGTAACATTTGCTTACGACTACTGGCAAGCAGGTGAAGGTGTTATTGGTCAGGTTACTAACGCACTATTCGGTTAATATAACCACATAATTTTAGAAACGGGGGCTTCGGTCCCCGTTTTTTGTTTGTATAAATAAATAGAATAACAAACCTCTTTAGGGAATGATATAATGGCAAAGCTATTTGGATTTGA